CTTATTTCAGCAACCGGTGGCTGAGTGCTGGATTGCCCTGAAGAGATACTTTATAATCCCCGCTCCGCTGGCCCCTTAGCTCAGTGGTTAGAGCAGGCGACTCATAATCGCTTGGTCGCTGGTTCAAGCCCAGCAGGGGCCACCAAATTTAGTGATTAAAATCATGCACTTAAGCCACTACTCCTAAGGTGGCTTTTTTGTTTCTTATAGTCAGCTGCCCCCTTTTTGTCCCCCCGGGCTTAGCTACATACCAGCTGAACAGATGAAACCTCAAATGCCGAACCCTCTCATATGAAGGGCGTATACCTTTGTTGAGGAGTTTCAAAGTTCTCTTTACCCGGTTAAAGCTGCTTTTACTACCAGATGCTCTAATATATTTTTATGCAAAAGTACTTTTCCGCTTACAATAATCGCTTTAAACTTGTTCAAATATCGAAAACTTTTGGGGTAATTATGAGTGAAGCTTTATACATGTGGATGATTGGTGGATTTGTTGTACTCATGAGCATATTCACAAAAGTTGCATATTCAGACCCCACATTTTATATGGAGTTTCTTGAAAAAATAATTTCCAAATTATCTTTTTATTTAGTGCTTATGACAGGTTCACTTTGGGTTGGGTTATATTTAAGCCACAATTATGCGGAGACTAAATTGAATCTTTCTCCTGAACAATCAAAGCTCTACTCTACAGCTTATAATGATTTTACAAATCCATTATCAATGCTTTATTTTTCCTTGTGCATTGCTTACGCTTATAGTTTCTTTCTGATTTTTGTCGCTGAAAAGAAAAAAAAGACCACACCTCAATAATAAGTTTCGTTCTATCAAAAATTACATCGAGATAAATATCACTTATACGATTCTAGCCGCTTAAGCTTGTGCTCCCAGTCAGCGTAAGCGGCCTGCCATGCCTCATTTTCAGTCGCAAAAGGCTTGTCTGCCACAGGAAGCCACTCCAGTTTATTGTTTTTTATATGCTTGAATCGCACATCCCAATACTCTCCACGTGGCCATAGAACGTATCTGCTACCCGGTCCCCAGCGGTCATTCCAGATCGCATCGTCAGTTAGCTTTTCTCCACGCTCCATGAACATAAAAAGCGCGCCATTGAGTGAAAACCGTCGCATTTTGTCGCCCCTTGCCAACAGTAAAGCTGTACATAAAAACAGTATACAGCTTACTGAGTTTTTCAGTTTTGTAAAATGTCCCCAAACCTCCGCAACCCTTGTCCTGTCTGGGGTTGCTGATTGGTCTCTAGCATTCTTTAGAGATCCGATTGAGATCCAGAAAGCGACAAAAATATTTAATATCCTTTAATTTCATAGACTTGATTTTTATCCGGGATCCACTTCAGATCCAATAAACTGAAAGTCACTGAAATTCTTTTCACTCTTTTCAGTTGGCGAACTCCGGCAGAAAGCCAGCAGCCGTGCGGGCTGGCCATACCGTTTGTAAAAAAATCAAACTGAAAAATTTTTATGATGCAAAACCTGCAGGCGGGTGCGGTGTAGCGCCGATTTTGTCTGCCGGACGATTATTTTGCCGTGCTGACGCGCAGCCAGTGCCGCGCCGTGCGGATGATCTGTTTATGGTTGTCGTACTTGAAGGGCGCGCCTTTGCGTGGCGCATCGTGCGTCTGAGGCGTTCTGGTGACGGGCAATAAAAAACCCGCTGCGATAGCGGGTTAGTGTGCTGGCTTACTTGCCTATGACGGGTGAATATTTCGTACTGAGCGCGGCGGCCTGCTGGCTGCTCTTTGCGATATCACTGCTGTTCGTGGGCTGGCCGGTTGACGGGTGCGTATGGCTGGCCAGCTGGTCAGCCAGCTGCTGCACTAGCGCCACGGTATCGAGCATCAGCTGGGCCACGTTAATCTTCTCTGAACCAATCCATACAACCGGCGCGATAATTTCCTGACGCGTTCCGGCAATGCTCTGGCGCAGCTGGCCAATTTTTTCAGTCAGTGCCTGACCGACTTTAATCGCAGCGCTGCCGGTGACGTCCGTTTCCGCATTGCCGCCCACTGTAATCAGCTGGCTCTGCTGCGTGGCCACGCTGTAATTGCCTGTCGTCACGTGCTGAATTGCTCCGGCCATCAGTGACGCCGTTCCGATCACCGTGGCCCTGTCAGTGGCTTTGACTGTCGTATCCCAGCTGACCAGCTCACGCGTTTCCGTATCGGCTTTAACTTCCCGGCTCATGGACGTTTTACGGATAGCCTGGTCAGTCTGGCGCACCCTGTATCCGACCTTGCCGCAGACGGTGAGTATGTCGGTTAACAGTACCGGGCGGTTTAGCGGAAAGATGGCCGCGTCGTTGTCGCCGGTACAGACCAGCCCGACAACCGCGGTGCTAACGGTGGTGATGGTTCGCGTGTCTTCGTTGATTTCCTCAACGCGCATACCGTGGTGATAATCCTATGACATATGGCGGTACTCCTGTGAAGCGGGTCCGCTATGGTCAAATCTTAGGGAAGGGAAATTATGCTGTTGTCATTGTGTGGCAGCTGACACAACGGGCAAACCTGCTGCCCGCTGACAGTGACTAAAAGAGCCAGCGACCGGCAACGGCTGACTCAATAAACATGCGTATAGTCAGGGGGGCTTTATCCTGCTTTACTGGCGCGCGGTTGAAAAAAGAACGGGTTTTCCAGGGGAAATAAGTGGCGAGCGTAAAACCTGCTGGCTGTACGTTAAAATCACGAAAAAATTTCCCCGATACCTCTGCAATATCTTCTGCTTCAAAAAGTTCCTGCAAAACATCATCGTCACCGATTTCAATCTTTTTTAAAAGAAGCGTTGTTACCAGCGGCAGTTCGCGCAGGATATATTTGCGCACCAGGTCAGGAGTAGTCGTCATATCATTCACCAGATTTTATCCTCCGGCCTCACAATCATGTTATAGCGATGTACGGTGCGAAAACTGATTTGCGCAACATCATTTGCCAGGATAACCCACCCTACAACCGGCACGGCCCTGCCCACAAAGGCTCCCAGATTATTCACCCAGAAAATTTTCAGCCCGCGCAGGCTGAAGGATTTTAAGGTCAGAGTCGGGAGAATGCGCCGCCGGAATTTATAGGACATATGCCTGCGGAAAAAGAGTGACACAACCGACGTGCCTGGCGTTGACGTGAGCGGTTTCCCCGGCACGTCAATATTATTGTTACCGAGAATGATGTTTGCAACGGCTACAATATCCTGCAAGCCCAACTGTTTCTGGGTTTCATCAAGCAGCACCCAGAATAATAATTCCTGCGGTGTCAGGTTCGTCACGCCGTGGTAAAAATAGGTTCCGTTCAGTTGCTCAGTCGTATCCATCGCCTCAGATCCCTCTCATTGGATGGTCAACAAATTTTAACTCTAACATCTGCGTGACAGCTTGTTAATCCATTACCGCTTTGCCCGTCAGACGGGCTTTTCCGGACAACTGATAACAGGCGCGCCCGACACGTCAATGGCATGTACCACCCTGCTGTACTTCATCCAGACACTATGCCGCCATTTGAACGTGTCTCAAAGCACTATGGCTAACCGCATAATGCGTGGGAATTTTCCCGCTGATTGGGTTCTGATCTGTTCTATGGAAACAGGTACTTCGCTGGAGTGGCTAACGTATGGCCGCGGTGATTCAAACATCACAAACGAAGACGTGCCATCAACCAAAATCGAACTCAGAAAAATCACAAATGGGAACTTTTCATCATCTGATTGGGTTGAATATGATGCGCAATTCTACCCTGTGATGTTAAACCTTCTCTGTTATTACATTTTGAGAAGCATAACTACCTGGTTGATATGACCGCCGCAGAGATCACCGATGGGGTATGGCTCATCGAGATTCAGAAGCTCATTAGCGTTAAAGAGCTGTACCGTTTTCCCGGCGGGCGTATTCGCGTTGAGAATGAAAGAGCCTCATTCGAATGTAAAGCAGACGACATCAGGGTCTTGGGCAAAGTCGTTGCACGCACTGAGTATCTATAAAGGCACAGCATGGCGATTAGTAAATTATCCAATGGGAAATGGCAGGCACAAGTTTTCCCAAACGGCCGTGACGGCAAAAGGATACGCCGCCAATTTGCGACGAAAGGCGAAGCACAATCCTATGAGAAGTTCGTAAAAGAGCACGCTCAGGACAAGCCCTGGCAGGGAGAGAAAGCAGATAAGCGGCGGGTAATTGAGCTGGTTGAAGTGTGGTTCAACACGCATGGCATTACGTTGGCGGATGGTGAGAAGCGGCGAACAACAATGGCGTTCGCTTGCGAGGCAATGGGAAACCCACTCGCAACCGAGTTTAACGCGAAAATTTTTGCGTCTTATAGCGAGCAGCGTTTAAGCGGGAAGATCACCCGCTCCAGTCGAGTGAAGACGGTTACGCCGCGTACGGTGAACTTAGAGTTGGCGTATTTCAGGGCGATGTTTAACGAACTACGTCGGTTAGATGAATGGACCGCACCAGTTAGAGAACGTGCGCGGGTTTAAAATCAGTGAATCGGAGATGGCGTATCTCACTATTGAGGAAATTAGAACCCTCCTCGCCGAGTATGAGAAAAGCCGATCTAAAGATCTTACGGCTATTGTGAAAATCTGCCTGGCAACTGGTGCACGATGGAGTGAGGCCGAAGGCTTAAAGGGAAATCAAATTCGCTCAGGTCAAATCATCTACGTGAAAACCAAAGGCAAGAAAAACCGAGCGGTGCCGATAACTGAAAAGCTTCAGGCTGAATTGCCATCGAGTAGGAAAGCGCAACCGCTCTTTGCAACATGCTATTCAGCGTTTAGGAAAGCTTTGCAGCGCGCGGGGATCGAAACACCGGCGGGCCAGTTGACACATGTTTTGCGTCACACCTTTGCTTCACATTTCATGATGAATGGTGGCAATATTCTGGTGCTTCAACGGATATTAGGGCATACGGATATTAAGGGGACGATACGGTATGCACACTTTGCGCCCGACCATTTATCAGAAGCAATGCTGCTAAATCCTTTGAGCCAGATTGACTCATAATGGTATAAAATATATTCATCTACAGATACAGATAACAACAGTCATTTTAAGCTAATAAAATTAGTCAGCAATGCCCTCCCATTTTAACAGAAGGATTTGTCAATGAGCTTTACGAAAACTATTGAGTTTGCAAACTATACATTAAACTTTGGCGATAACAAAGTATTGTTAGACGCATTTGAAAGCATAGTTCTACCTTCTTTCCAGAATGAAAAATACATACGAAAATTCAAAGATACTGAATATTTCTTCACTGACACTCGACTAATATTATTAGAAGAAATTGATCTTGACTTTGTGGGACCACGTCAAATTGAAGCTCCAGCTTTAGCTTTATGTGGCCGTATAATTAAAAAAACCATCCTTCAACGCGACCAAATATTTCAAGACGGCATGATTATCAGAGATCATAAGACACTTGAAAGTCATCCAAGTTCATTGTTCGTTTTGATGCTAAATAACCACAGGCTAATGCTATGTAAAGAAGTAGCTGGCGCTCCAACTTTAGAAGAATTTCAAAACACAAGTAAATACTGCTTAGCTAAGCGTTATGACTCATACGTAGATTATGAAGTTAAGAAAAACAGAAGATTAAGAAAGAAAAAACCTGAAACCGAAAGAATTTATAAGAAAGATGTTCATTCAAAATTAAACATACCCAAATTGCGCGTTACCGCACTTACTGACCCCAGAAGTTTAAATAGCTTTATCGAGATTTTTTCAGTAGTAAATAGATTATCAATTGAATTACTACCAACTAATAGTGAAAACATCTCTTTAGACGATTTCTGGAAAAAAATGGAAGAAGAGAAAGAGGATTTGAATAGCAATAAAGCTCAGCTAGTTTTCACCAACAGAACAGATGATGGCCTAAACTCTCAAGCTGTAGTAGATAAAACAGCAAGTGCAACACAAATGGCAAATTCGAAAATTATCATTTCTGGGAAGGATGAAAATGGAGCAAGACTCTCCGGTAACAATGAAAGTTTCACCCTCAAAACACCTAGGCCACACATAAGCTCAGATATAGAAACAGCATCGCAAGAGGCTTTCCAAGCATTTAATGAGCTAAGAAAAGAAGGAAATATTATCATTCCACGTCGTGATGACAATATTAATATCATCAAAAAATTAACATCTATAATCGGAAGATGGCTATAAGATGAAATATACATTTAAAGCTAGCGATCTAACTGAAGAAAAGTCTTTGTTCCACATTTACAAAGCAACAAGGGAGATTGAAGTTAATAAATTTGATTTCTTTTTCACATTGGTAATATCTATATTTTTATTTCTGAATTCATTTTTTTTATCGCCCACTCCTGAATTACTTCAAGCGATAAGACTCTGGGCACCTATCGCTTTCGGTTTCACCATAACCACCCTGGGTTTCTTGATAACCGGATTTACCATTTTTGCAACAATAAACAAGCCTGATTTATTTTTAGCACTGATGAACATCAAACACCCAAAGTATAACCTAACCTTTTTGAAATATGTATATGGTGTTTTCATGCGAGTTTTCATATACTTTATAACTTGGTCTATATTTTATTTAATAATAATATTGTTTGGTGCCGAAAATGGTTTAATTGAAAAAGTAGCAAATTTATTTGGGATTAATCTTGAACTTAAGGTTTTCGCAGTCCGCGTTTGTTATATTATGATTGGTTGCAGTGCTATATATCTTGTGCTTTCAATAAAAACTTTTATTTTCAACATTTATATCATGCTTATGCAAGCTCTAAGATGGGAGATGAAGAGATAGATCGTTTTTGCCTGACTTAAACGTATTTTTGGCAGCAAAGTGGCAGCAGGGCGCAATCCTATATGCCACTTTTTATCACTATCCGGCCTCATGAAAACTTAAAAATCAGTAACTTACTGATTTCACTCGCTTCAAATTGGGACTTATAATCGCTTGCTCGCTGGTTCAAACCCAGCAGGGGGCCACCAAATTTAAGCTATTAAATCAGCGAATGAAGACCACTTTGAACCTCATTTTTAAAGCCGCTGCATGAGACTTTCAAAAACCCATAGAACTAACATTGAAGAAGATTCAGACGGATAATCCACGCACACACACCATGCACCAGTTGCATTCATGGTTTTCCTGGGTGAAGAAGAGCTATAAAGAAGATGTTAGTTCTGTGGAATAGCCTTTCTCATTCAAGTATCTAATGAGACCCCGGATGAAGATATCAAGCCATTAATGAGTAGTAAGTCCCCAGCAATCCTGCGTAAACTCACTGCGATATTGAGCTATTATTAGCGCTCAGAGCGATAGCAACCTCTGTATACTCAGGAGTTTTAACTACTTTCCTTTTCGCTCTTTTAATTTCATATCCAACCTTTCAATTCTAAAAATGAACACTCTTTTCCAATGCATAATATTTTAGAAAAGCCACACCCCCGCCTCAGCGGAATCAATCAGCATCTGAACAGTCAAAGGCTCAGGTTGATGATGACCGGTGCGCAGATATTTTGGCAAAATAGCGCTCGGCAAAAAAGGGATTCCTGTAGCCGGGAAATAGAGACGAAAATCAAATCGTTTCATATCAACACTAAATAGTTCAGCATATTCTTCAAAAAATCAAAAGCCTCTTCAGGCAAAACGCAATTTTTACCTGTACTCAGGGATGCATCAGCTGGCATTTCCCAAAAGTATTTCTTTATCAGACGATGAACATCTTCAACTTTACTCATAACCAGCCTTATCCTTTTTCACCTGTAATCAGCTTATAGCGATGAACAACATTGCGGGTAATAATCGAAAGATCATATGCAGTTAACACAGCGCCAATCCAGGGCACCCAACGTCCAACATATGCCCCGACACTTGTTGTATATTCCCATTCACCGCACAGCATGCTTTTCCATGTAATAGTACGACTTTTTTTCTGAAAACGCTGGCGAATAAGCATTCGGCTTGCGAGAGAAAGCGGTCTGGTTCCACGTGTATTTTTTTGAGGATCCAACTTACTATAGTCTCAGCTTCCCCGATCAAGCTTCTGCAGAGGATAATTTTATGTTTAACGCCTGTACGGTTTATACATACTTTCTCCATTACGTAAGCGATGCTTTTAACCGAAGCAGTAATAATCTACGTAGCCCATGCATAATTCGTTAATAAAAATCTAACTAATGATATGCATCACTCTGACTTTGTTAGTCAGCTTTATAGTTTTATTGCTTTTTTTACAACCATAAAGAAGGCCATAATCTGTGTCACGGCCTTGTTGTTTGATAGCTTAATTACGGATAAAAACACATACCGATCATGCTTCTCCTTTTAGCTTATCCAGCAGGTAAGCAACTAAGTAGGCCAGCATGAAGAACCCGAAGAAACCAATAATTTTCCATAGCCAGCCATCAAGTAAAAACAAAGAGAAAAATGCGGCAAATGAGCAAATACCCGTAGAAATGGCTTCAACAACATTTGTGGTTTGTATACCAATGAACTTAACGAATTTTAGAAGAAATGATTTTGCAGAGTTCATTTTGTATCCTTTCACAAATTAATCTATGGCTGTTGATATAAATCAGATAGGGTTCGAGTGGCCTCTCTACGAGGAAATAGACCATATCCAGATTCATTCGT